CTCACGTCGTCCCGCGACTTCCGGGAATTCCTGATCACCCACGGCCTGCCTCGTCGCGCCGCGGCCAAGCTTGCGGCCGGCGGGTGGCCCGCCCTGCACCCTGACGACACCAACGAACCCGACACCAAGGCGGCCGATCTGGCCGCCGCCCTCAACGCCGCCGCCGCGGCATTCAATCGAAAGGGTTGAACATGGAAATCGAGAACCACGATCCGACCGCCGCTGTGACCGGCGCGCTCGACGCCTTCACCAAGTCCGCCACCAGCGCGATCGACAGCGTCCGCGCCGACCTGGCTGCCCAAGCCCGCCGCTTCGACGAGATCGAGGCGAAGGCCAACCGGCTTGCCCTCACGGGTGGTGGCTCCGGCGGTTACCGGCTCACCGAACAGAAGGCCGCCCTGGTCGAGTTCCTGAAGTCCGGCGCCATTCCGGCCGAGGCAAAGGCTCATTCGGGCACCGTCGGGCAGGATGGCGGCTTCGCCGTCAACCAGACCCTCGACTCGGCCATCCAGGACCAGCTCGTCACGATCTCGCCGATCCGGTCGATCGCGCGTGTCGTCAGCCTTGGCGCTGGCGTGGGTGACTTCTCGATCCCGATCGGCCGCCGCGGCGCCTCGTCGGTGTGGGTGTCCGAACTGACCCCGCGCCCGGCGACCGACACGCCCAACCTCGGCCTCATCCGTCCGCCCGGCGGGGAGATCATGGCCCTCGCCAAGGTCTCGAACTGGCTGCTGAACGATGCCGCGTTCAACCTCGACGCCTGGCTCTCCTCGAACCTCCTCGACGAGTTCGCCCTTCGTGAAAACGCGGCGTTCGTGTCCGGCTCCGGCGTCACCCAGCCTCAGGGTTTCCTGTCGGGTCCGACCCCGGTGACCACCACGGACGCGACTCGCGCGTTTGGTACGCTGATGTACGTGCCGAGCGGTGGTGCCTCGGGGCTCGCGGCGTCTAACCCGTTGGATGCGATTATCACTCTCGTGTACTCGCTGACCTCGGGTTACCGCGCCAACGCGACGTTCGTGATGAACTCGAACACGGCCGCGGCGATCGCGAAGATCAAGACCACGACCGGGGAATACATCTGGCAGCCGGCCGTGGCCGAGGGTCAGCCGGCGCGCATCCTCGGGTACCCCGTGGTGATCGCCGAGGAGATGCCCGACCTCGGGTCCAACACCTTCCCCATCGCCTTCGGTGACTTTTCGCGGGGCTACGTCGTGGTCGACAAGACCGGGACGACCTTCCTCCGCGATCCCTACACCGAACCGGGACAGGTCCGGATCTACGCCGCCCGCCGCACCCATGGCGCCATCGCCGATTCCAACGCGATCCGCCTGTTCAAGTGTGCGACCAGCTGATCGGCCGACGTGAAAGGATACTCACATGCGTGATCTACGTTCTTCCATCGCCGTGCGCACGGCCATCGCGCCGATCGCACTCAGCGACAACACGGCCGCGGTCGGTGTCGCGATTGACCGACAGGGATTCGGCTCCGTCACCTATGCCATCGCGACCGGCACCCTCGCCGACGCCGATGCGACCTTCACCGTCTTGCTCGAGGAAGCCGACACCAGCGGCGGGAGCTACACAGCAGTAGCCGACGCCGACCTGATCGGCACCGAGGCCGCGGCGTCGTTCACCTTCGCCGACGACGCCGTGACCCGGACCCTCGGGTACCGGGGATCGAAGCGGTTCACCAAGCTGACGATCACGCCGTCCGGCAACTCCGGGTCGGCGCCGATCGCGGCTGTGGTGATCCTCGGGCACCCGACTGTCGCGCCCGTGGCGTAATCGCTTGGCCAGCGGCGAGCGGTAGTCGCAGGGGTGCTCCTGCCGCTCGCAAGGCCCGGACAAGGCGGCGAGTGTCCGCAACAACCCCGCCCGCCCGCGTCTCCGTTGCTTGCGCCGTGGACGCGGGCACCCTCGATTTCAGGAGCTACAGATGCCCGACACCTTCGACACCCACGCCCACGGCCTGGAGTCGCCCGCGAGCCGTGCCGCGCTCATCACACCCAGCGACTCGACGGACCTAGCGTTCGCCACTAGGGCGATCATGGTCGGCGGGTCCGGAACGCTTCGCGTCCGTACAGTTGGTGGGGATGACGTGGTCCTGCCGGCGGGTGCCATCAACGCGGGAACGATCATCCCGCTCCGCGTCGTCCGGGTGTTCTCCACGTCGACCACGGCGACGAACCTGGTAGCCCTCTGGTGACTACGGGACCGAGAACGATGGCACCCCGGCTACAGCGATCGGAAGAGGCCAAGGTCTGGCAGCGCTGGTACAAGACGGCGCGCTGGCAGGCCCTGCGCCGGCAGATCCTGAGCGCGCATCCGCTGTGCTCCATGTGTCATGCAGACGGCAGGCTCACGCCTGCAACCGTGTGCGACCACGTGGTGCCGCACAAGGGCGACCCGGCCCTGTTCTGGAACAGTGGCAACCTGACCGGATTATGCAAACCGCATCACGACGCGGCCAAACAGGCCGAGGAACGGCGCGGGTTCAGCCTGGCCGTGGATGCAGACGGCTATCCCGTCGATCCAGCTCATCCGGCCAACCGGGGCGGGTAAATGTACATGGGTTAGGGCCCCGGATCGGCGTGGGAGAACAAATGCAGTCCTAACTCAGATTAATGCCTCACGCGCGCGCAAGGGGCCACAGACGGGCACCAGCGTCGGCCGGTAGGGCGGTAGCGGCGACAGGCAGGACGGGCGCCAGCGGGCAGGCAGCGAGTCAGGCGTGGCGGTACGGGGGGCATCTTTTCTTCAGGCGCCTAGGGCCCGGATCGGCGCGGTCTTCAAAGCGTCAGAAACCGTAACATCGAGGCTATAGCGATGCGCAAACGTGGTCCCAAGTCGTCCGAGGAGCTGGCGATTGCTGGTCTCGCCGCGGTCACCGGCCACGTCCGGCCCGAACCGCCTTACGATCTTCTCACCGAGGAAGGCGCCAGCATCTTCCGGACGATCGTCGACAGCCTGCCGGCGGACTGGTTCTCGCCCGGCTCCGTCCCGGTACTGGTGCAGCTGGTCAAGCACGTCGTCGCGTCCCGGCGGATCGCCGAGCTGATCGCCCAGGAGGAACGGCGGAAGGACTACGATTTCGAGCGGCACGATCGCTTCCTGAAGGCCCAGGAGCGCCAGAGCGCCGCAATCCAGCGACTAGCGACTAGCCTGCGCTTGACGCCGCAATCAAGGTACACGCCGCAGCGCGCCGCGACACAGGGCGAGACGCTCGGCCCGCGGCCGTGGGAGTGGTCCGGACCGGTTAGCGAGGCCGAATGATGGAACTGTTCGCGCTGGTGTTCGTCGCCGCGGTTCTCATGGCTCCTGCGGGGCCGTAGTCCGGCGCATCCTGCAGCGGCTTGACCGCTTCGACCGTCTTCTTGTGCGTCCACTGCCCAGCGACGGCAGCGGCGGCCAGCGCCTGCCAAAGCCAGGACGGCGCGGCGTGGATGGCTCCAAGCGTCTTGAAGTCAAGCCCGTGACGCACGTGCGTCACAGCATCGACGCGAGCCGCCTTCACCTCGTCCGTCACAGTGGTCCGAGGGCGCCCAACCTTGGCGGCATAGTCCAAAACCGACAACCCGCTCGCCAGCGCATGGGCGCCGCGCTCGATCGGGGTCAGTTCGGATTGCGCAGCCCGGCCACCATGAGCCGCCGCACCGCCTCCGGGCGTGTGGGTGCGTCTGGCTGCTCGGCAATCCATGCGTCGAGTGTGGCCAGCATCGCAGGTGGAAGGCGAAGGGCAATCTGCGTGGACCCGACCGGCGGCCGTCCTATGCGTTTACGTGTTTCTGGTATTGCTTTCGTCATGCCTTCCCGGTATCAGAAAAGGCGAGCCGAGGCAAGGTTGCACCCTCGTCCCGGCTCTGACCACACGAACCGAACGGGAGTCGGTACACATGGCTAAAAGCCCCATACACGAGTCGGAACTAAGTCTCGACGAGCACAAGCTGCTTTACGTCCTCCGCCGGCTCTCCCCGGCGGATCGATACGCGCTCGCTGAGCTACTGCGGAACGAAGGGAACTTGCCGTTCCCGATGACCGACCAGAAGGCCGTGAAGCGATACGTCCGTCGTCAGGCGGCGCAATACCGTGAGATCGTCAAGGCGCAGTCGGCCGGTTGACCGGAACTGCAAATCACTTCGTGATGCGGGATGGCCGGCCGTCGAGTCGGCAGTCTCAGGAGACGATCGAAACGACCGCCTAGAAATGGCTCGGCCCCGGACAGCGCGCCAACGCTGTTCGAGGCCGGGATGCCGAAGAGGTCTGGAGGGACCCTAAGAAGACCTCCAGCCTCGCAAAACCAGCGTCAGCCGTCAACGTGGAATCTCATTTCCGCGAACGGCGAAGCCATGCCCGGCGGTC